GGGTTAGCATCATATATCTCACCCTCTCTTGTTGCTACTTTTAAATCTTCACCAGTAATAGTATCTGTCTTACCTATGAATGCTTCAAGAATATTATCAAAGTATTTTGTAGAAGTCTGAGTAAACACACCTAAACCATCAGCCTGTCTTACATCTTTAGCTGTGTCTGTACCCATAGCAAAACCTACAATCTTATTGATAGCGTCTAAAGGTCTAGTAACACCAGCTGTAAGATTACCAAAAGTTTTAGCAAACGCATCTATAGAAGCACCACGTGCACCCTCATCTTGATTTATCAATACATCTAGTAGATTGTTTAAGTCATTACCAAACTGAGCATCTTTTGCTAACTGGCCTACAGCAACTTGAGTACCCATCTCTTGTATAAGTTCTGGAGGTACTTTCTCACCATTCCTTTTCATATTTAGTATACGCCCAGCGGCTAGGAAGGCAGAGAATGGGTAGGTGTTTTTAGCGTCTATAATTTTACCGCCACCTACATTAATCTCATATACACCTAAGCCATCATCTCTACGTTCTTCATCATACTGCATGGCTAGTATTAAACCAGCCACTCCGACTGTTGTACGAGCAGCTGCATCCATTTCTGAAACACCCATACCTTCTTTTTTAACTATGCGTTTATACATAGGTTTTAGTAGTGTCTCAGGTGCAGAGAAAGGACCCCATTGATAAGCGGTAGCAACAACGTTATTAAAGAAACGACCAAAGGGTAGTATAGTACCTAGACCTGGTGTATTAGATACAGTCTCTACAAACTTAGCCGCTGTTCTAATAAGCTCTGGTTGTTCTTTTGTAGTATAGTCTTTAGCAAACACAGACTTGAGAGTAGTATCTAGTGCACCTGATATAACCTCATCATCAATAATTATATCATCAGATAATAAAGCTTCCTTAAGAGTAACACCTCTCTTTAATCTCAGATACTTATCCATATCAGTCATAAACATTTGAGACTTAGTAAACGTGTCTTGTATGCGTACACCTGTTATCTGATTCATGGCTCTAGTAAAAGCTTCTACATTACGAAATGCTTTACTGTCAGGGTTCATACCATAACGTTTAGCTGATGCATCAACACCACCTGCCATAGTTTCAAACAATACCTTCTGTGCATCTAAGTTATCAGGGTCTTCAAGAAACTTCATATATGCATCACGTGTTGTATATGGGTCCATCAAGTTACGAATCTTTTGTACCTGTAGTGAGCTAAGAGCACGTGCTTGTCTGAATGATTCTTGTGCAGCATTACGATTGGTAACACTCTGTGCTAAACCTTTAGTTACTAATGCTGTTGAACTAAACAGATCAGCAATAGTTTGACCTACATAGTACTGGCTAAAACCAGCAACGTTTAATGCTGTGGTAGCTGGTGAAGAAACAAGCAATCGTTTCCATACAGACTGACCATAGCGTAATGGCTCAGGTGGCTTAGGCTCTTTAATCTTTGTACCATCAGCTAGTGTAATTTCTTTTCCTTCTTCAGCCTCTTTAATAGCACCTGACTGTAACTTTATCTTAGTCTCAGCTGCTAATAAACCAGAGTTTAAAGTCTTACTAACCTGTGATGCTACCTGCAAAGTCTTACCAGCCTCACTGTAACGTGCTGCCATAACATCTCCTAGCTTAACACGTGCACCTGTAAGATCACCAAATTTAAAACCTGTATACTTAGCAAAAGAAATATTAATATCTTCAAGTTCTTTCTGTGTTAGTGAGTTAGCTACGTTAGTCATCACGTCAGATATGTGAACTTCTTTACCTACCTTGTATCCCTTAGATCGGAACACCCCAACAAGACCTCCTATCTCACCCTCAACATCACCAAACATAATCTCTCTTATAAGCTGAGAATCATCTATAATATCTTTCTTAGGATCTCCTTTAGCTACTTTAGCATTCCACTTATCTGTAGCTTTACGTATAGCCTTAGCCGCCTCAGGTCCATCTGCTTTCTTTAGAATAGGAGCATACAAATCTATTGTATTCTGTGCTAACTTTTCTGTCTCTGTACGAGTGTCTTCAAATCCTGATTTACCAGCACCTAGCTTACGTGCAACAAGCTGAGCACCACCTGCAACACCACCAAGGAGAGCAGAGAAAGCACTCTGTGTTTTACTGAACGTTTCCTGTGCTCCTACGTCTAGCATAATCTCTTGATTTGCAATATCTTGATACACCGCAGCTGTAGCGTCCAGTGCTGTAGTAGCATATAGAGATTTAGTTGCCGCTGTTCTAAACAAATCTCTTTGTGCAGCCTTCATGGCATCTCTAGGTATAGCTTTCTTAGCTTCTGTTTCAACAAGTTTAGATACTTTATCATAGACACCTTTAGTTCTTTTATCTGTCATACCTCTAGCCGCCGCACGTGCCGCCGCTTCTTTTCCAGCTTTACGCCCTGCTTCTCTAGCGGCCTTCTTTGTAGCTCCTGATCTTAAAGCGTCTCTACCAGCCTTACGTACTGCCCCTTTAATAACTTGCTTACCACTTACTTGAACACCACCAGCTGCAGCTCTACCTATACCACCAGTAAGTATACCCAAGTAGTTAGTAGGATCAGCTGCCGCAGCAAACACGTAGTCGCCTACACCCTTTACTGCACCCATTAATCCATCATTGACAAAGACATTACCTAGCTGATCATATATCTGATAAGCTTTACGTGCTGTTTCTTTTTGTCTGTCGTTTGCTTTAGTAACAAATCTAACTTCACCTGCAGTCATTACAGTGTTAGCGTTGAAGTAACGCATATGCTTAACAAAATCATCTACTACATCTTCGTCTGATTTAGTTTGATAGTCTATACCCATACGTTCAATCATGTAGTCGCGAATAGGTTGAGAATATTTATAATCTTTTCGTATGTCTTCTACAGACAGTGTTTCTTCTGGATCAAATGATAGAGTTTCATATTGTTTTTCAGAAGAAGAACCTGTACCACTGTAAAGATTTTTCATATATTCTTTTTGTTCAAAGTAGTTCATACTTAGTCGCCCTTAAACTGTTTAGGTGTACCGTCTGGGTTATGTGTGTCACCATACTGATCATCCCAATTATCCATAGCATTTACTCTAGTCTTTCTACCTGTCACAAATTTTGTGATAGTCACCTTAGCCTTAGGATCTGTAGGTCTAGGTTCAACTAGGATAGGTTGACCATCAAATGTATATCGACCTCCATATTGTTTATCCCATTGTCTAATATCTGCGTCTCCAAATCCAGCCTTTCTATCTCCACCTGGTCTGTGCTTTTCTTTTGGTAAAGGTTTTAAAGTAGGACTCACAGTAGAAGAAACACTTGGTGGGCCACCTACACTACCTATACCTACAGATAACATAGATTCAGCTGCCTCTTGGTTTGGGGTCTTTTCTTTTATATCTTCAGCACCATCTTCACCTTTATCAACTTCTATTCCATACTCAGCCTTAAGTGTGTCTAGATATTCTTTACCCATAAGTCTTGAAATCTGATCTGTGGCAATCTGCTGATCAAAGAAACCACCTGCTGCACCATACATACCTGCATATACTTTAATCTCTAGTTCTACCTTTTCCCTAGCGTGTAATTCTCTAGCAATTCTTTGTGCCTCAAGAATCTCTGTAGTGCTTACCTCACTCTGATTACGCCCGTCTTCTATCGCTTTTTGTATAAGAGCCTTTTCTGCCATTGCTGCCTTGTCCTGTGCTTCTCTAGACGTTAGTGCATCATCATATGTTTCTGTTATTTCTTTAGAAAAGTTAAAACTTTCTAGCTTACTAAAACGTTTCATATCAGAGAATGACATTACAGCATTAGGTATTAGAGAATTAAACTCAGCTAAACGAGCTGCGGCATTTATATCTGCAACAGACATACCATCCATAGCATCCATTTCTCCTAGTTCTTCTCTAGCTCTATCCATAGCACCAAAGCCAAACAACCTACCAACTATATTAGTATCATCTTTAAACTTAGTAGCCTGTGCTGTAGCTCCGTATGTTTCTTTAGCAAACTGTTCTAAAGGCATATCAATATACTTTGTATCAATATCAGGTATGTTAGGCATATTAATAACAGCTTCAACATCATTCATAGATAATGTTTGACCTGCGGCTAAACCTGCATCAGCGTGTGCCTTAGCAAGTTTATTTCTAAGCTCACTCACACCTGTCATACCAGAAGCCATAGCAGTACGTATTATAGCTTTAGACCTAGCACCTTCTGGTATATACTGAAGTGCTTCTCTACCTAAAGATACAGCTGCATTTGCTCTAGCAGTACGTGTACTTATAAGTGCCTTGTTACGATCACTAGCCTCTATCTGTCTTTCCTTAAAGGCTTTAGCCTCGTCAGTCATCTCACCTATACGATCTGTTACTTGATTGAGAAAGTTTGCCTGAAATTCTTTACTGTTAAATGCCATTGTATATTAACCCTTCGCCATCAAGCCCATAGGCTTTTGTTCTTGTACTATTTCTTCTTCTTGTGGCATCTCCTCCTCCACAGGTTCTCCCTCCTGCGTTTCAACCATAGACTCAACCATCTGTTGTCCTTCATCAGATACGTCTGTACCTTCTTTGTCTAGCATACTATTAGCAATTATGAGGAAGCGTTGCATCTCTGCATCTTCAGCTTTCTTCTGTGGGTTATCGTTTGTATCTCTAACCATAACACCCATATCTTCAAGAGAGGCTTTTATGTATGCGTGTATAACAGGCGCTACAACAACACCTGCATCTAGTGAGTGTAAGCCTCTCATAACACCCTGTAGGTATGTAGTCTCAACTATAGGTGCTAAAGATACACCAGCTTCTATCATAGCACCGAAGTCCTGTAATATTTCCTCATTGTCTAGTCTCTCAACGTAGTATGCAGCCACCTCATTAATGTCTGACATCTGCGCTGGTTGTTCCCAAGGGTTGTTACGTGGTTCACCTGTGAGTGATTCACCAGGAATTGGTCTATCAAATGGTCCTGCTATTGGCATCTTATTATCCTATTTAGTGAAGCCAGCGCCGAAGTAGAGGCCGACTATTGCTGAAACTATGTGTGTGTCTAGAGGGGTTATAACGAAGCCACGTGCCGCTTTCCAGTGTACTGCATCTGGTGCACCTAAGAGCCAGTTGATGAAGCCACCCTGTACTTCTGTATAACCAACGATTACACTTACGTCAGGATACCATACTGCTACTAGCTTTGGCAATACAATAATAGATCCTACTGCAGATAAAGCTATGATCCTACGTGTCCAAGCAAAGTGTCTATCTTTACTACCATGATCTCTAGCTTCACTGACTGCGCCTACAAGGGCTTTCTGTTGTTCTGCTTTAGCTTTATTGCTTTGACCCCAGATGGACATAACTCCACCTAAGACAGTGGAGAAAAGCATTGTGATTAATTCTAAGGGAAGTCCAAACATTAGTTAGCATCACTCCACTTTTTTGTGAACCTATTAAAATATTTTAGCCTATCATTAAGTCCGTTGAAGCCACCATTAACAACCTTAGTGACCCTCTCCGTATCCATAAAGTCAGGTACTTGTGGTTTAACCTTTGTTTTCCAGAACCATACAGATATTGCAGCTGCGTTCTTTGGCTCTTCAGCCAGTGCTGGGTTATTAATAAGATCAAGACCTAAAGCATCTCCTGCTTTTTTATAGTTATCACGACCTGTTAGTTGAATATAAGCACGGCCCTTATATTTTTTACCGTCACCAACTTGTGTGTTTCCTAAATCTTTTCTACCTTCGTAAGCAGCTCCAGAAGCATACTCTTCAGAGGTTTTAAAGTTATCTGATTCATGTGCAACCTGTGCCATATAAGATGCAAGTTCTACACCCTTTAAACCTGCACCTACTCCTGCCTCTTCAGCAGCTTTAAAGTTTTGTTTTTGTGTAGCTGTATAGTTTTTTGTAAAGCCTACAGGTACACGATACATAACACTTTCTTTTTCAGATAAGGCCTTTGCTGTAGTAGTATCAATGTCACCTGTTACAGGTAGACCTGCATCTTTTTGAAATGCCATAACAGCCTTTTGTGTTTTTGAACCAAAGTCAGAATCTACACCTCTTATCTGACTGTTGTCTAAAGAAACCCATTTACCATATTTATTTTTAGCAAGACCTTTCTTACCACCCCTACCAATATCATAACCTAGATCTACTAACCTTAACTGTGCATTCATAACTGCGTTACTTTTTTCACCTAATTTTATAGTGTTTTCTAAAGAAGATAAAACTTGTTGACTAGCAGAGAACGCAGCCTCTGGACCTTCTAAAGATTCAAAGTCAGGAGTTTCTACAGTACTAGAAGGATTAGATATAAGACCTGCTTGACTACCTTTTAATGTAGAAGTATCTTCAGTGGCAGTGCTTGGCGTAGTAACTGTATCCTTACTTGGTATAGTCACCTTCTCACCTGGCCTAATCATATCAGGGTTAGCAATCTGTGGGTTAGCATCTATTAATTCTTTTAAAGACACACCCTTATCCTTAGCTATAGCTGTTAGTGTATCTCCAGCCTTAACAGTAACGTCTTCTACTTCACCTGTATAAACTTCTGGTACAGCCATGTCAGCCATGTCAGCTATGTCAGCTTCGATAGCACCCTCAATAGCAACACCACGCAAGTAATCTTCAAGCTCAGTCTTCATCTCTTGCATGTTCTTTTGATTATACAAGCCCATAGGTGTTATTCTTGTTTCTTTATTTGCTGATAGTCTAGCTCCAGACTCAGCCAAAGAAGTAGCAGTAGCACTATACAATGCAGACGCTGGTGTTAGTCTTTTGTCTGACTTGTTATCATTGTCATTATTATTACTAGAATATGTAGGCTTAGGTGCAGAGAAGACTGCAGACTCACCTTTTCTATTAGCCCTAGATGTACCACTGGGACGTGATCCTAATCCTTTAGGACGTAACTTAGGACGTGTAGTTTTATTGGGATTGTAGTAACTTGATACAGCGTTTGGGTTGTAACCTGGTTCTGGCATAGTTGTTGTTACCTTCTTATAACTTTCCGAATAGTAGGGCTGCTGCGTTAACAGCAATCTCCCCAAGGAACTTTCCTGATGCGGCTGATAAGCCACTAGAATCAGTGTCGCCACCAGCAGAAGCCTTAGCCTCAGCAGCAATCTTAGACATAGCAATACTAGCATCCCTCTGAGCAGCGTTCTCACCTGACTGCCAAGCCCAAGCAAGAATATCTCGTTCACGTTGAACCATGTTATTATAGGCAGTCATGGTTAAGTTGTTAGCGGCTAAAGCTGCGTCACGATTAGCTTGATTATCTGAGGCATTCTCAGCTGTTGTTATAGACTGCGCCCACTGAGCATTAGCCTGAGCTACAATCAAATGATTAGTAGCGTTGAACTGATCACGTGCATTATCTTGATCTGAGTTAAATCTAGATAGAGCATTAGCTTCACCAGCGTTGAAACGAGACATAGCATTGGTTTGCTCAGAGTTAAACTGTGATACCTGTGTAGAAAGTGTAGCAAAGAATTGGTTAGTCTGATTCTCAGATGTAGCATTAAACTGCTTAGCTGCATTCTCTTGTGCTGTATCAGATAGAATAGTATTAACACGTTGTTGTGCTACAAACATACTTGTCTGTTGCTCGTTGCTAAGATTAGCCATATCCATCTGTAAGAAAGCTTGAGCGTTTTGTACCAGCGCTTGTTGTCTATTGTTTAGATTAGTTAAGTCCATCTGAGACATAGTTGCCGCATCAGCCATAACCTTAGCCTGACGATTACTTAGGTTTTCTAAGTTCATAGTCTGAGCCATCTTAGCATTCTCAAGAGCTACCTGCTGTTGTGCAGTGAAGTTCATGTTAGCTATCTCAGATATTCTAGATGCATTCTGAACCTTAGCTTGGAACTCTTGAGTAAACTCCATGTTGAGGAAACCAGCACGTTGACGTGCAGACTCCATAGCAACCTCTTGCTTATTAGATGCATCCATCTGTGCAATAGGTAGTGCAGATTCCATAGCCGCTTGTACTATAGCCATACCAGCCAGTGATGATGCACCTAAGCCACGCGCAGCCATAGTAGCTGTAGCATTCCTCATAGCTCCTGCAGCCCAAGTTGGTGTAGCTCCACCCTCAAAGTCTGCCATAAGAGAGTCTAACTCATCCTTAACACTAGCCGCTTCTAGCTTCTGTGTTCCATAAATGTCTTGTACTTTTGTTTGATCTACAGCTGAGCCATCAATCATCTCTCCAGTTTCAACAACACGGGTAGGAGCATCTTCTACTTTAGCCGCCTCACCCTGTGCCGCCTGTAGATCTAATTGAGCTAACTTAGTAGGATCTCCTGTAGCCGCTGTCATAGTAGCTTCGTCACTTACTACACCTGTAGCTGGAGTAACACCTGAGAGGGCTGTATCTACTGCTGGAGTAGCTGTAACAGAGTCTATAGTAGCTGGTTGTACAATGGGTGCTGCTACAGCATCTGGAGAGGGCATAGCTGTTGTAACACCTGCTGTACTTACATCACCTGCTTGACCTGTACCTGTAGCAATGTCTGTGCCTACACCTTTATCTGCCTCTGTCTCAGCCTTAATAGTTAGCTTACGAGGATCAGACGTAATAGCCTTAGTCATGATGTTAGCGCCGCTGTTGATAGTTACACCACCCTCAGCCATCATCTTAACAGGTTTACCTTCTATGGTACGCCTAGCCGCTAGTGTAAACTTACCCATCTTAGATGCGGCGCTGGGGTTAGCTGCTAGAAAGAGATTAATAGACTTATTGTCCATAGGGCCATTGTAACCCAGCGCTGGTAAAACCTTCTTTTGTAGTGTCTCAGGTTTAAACCCTATAAACTTTTTTGCCATAATTATTTATTCCCTAACTGCATCCACACTGCACCAGCAATGAATGTTAAAATAGCTATTGTTGTTACCTTGACCACGGTAGACCAGATACCTCTACGTGTATCACGCCATACGTCAAGTAGGTCTCTCATCTCGTTTATATCTTTAGCCGCTGTAGAATCGTGTAATCCTATAGATGATAGAGCTTGTTTAGCCCCACGCTTAGCTGCACGGTCTAGCATAGATTCTAACTCATCTGGTGTCAAGTTAATACTAGACATATGTTTAGTATTCCTTATTCTGGTTTAGTAGGCCATGTTACTGTATTCGGGAAACCTGCTTGTGCTGGTAAGTTAAGCAAGTCAGTTCGGTACTGTGTCCACTCTGCTTGTTTAGCATCTGTAAGTTCAGCCCAACGTAGAGGGTTGGTTACTACAGGGTCTACTTCATTGACTAGCTTATCATCACGTTGCGCCCTTAGATTTGCCGCTAGTTCTGCATCTAGTTCTTCTTGAGTAGGTGCTACATACGCCGCATAGTCTGAACCGATAAGCCCAAGCAATACGCTGTTGTCTACAGTATTATCTGTATCATCAGGGTCTAATCCGTAAGGTATCCAACTATATTCTGGATGGTTAATCTCTACTTCAAATGCAGTATTCTCTGCGTTTAGTGATTGTGCGTTACGCACTTCTGTTATTGTTACTTGTGGCATAAACGCCTCCTATTGTTAAGATATTCTGACCCAAAGACCAACAATATTATCACTTGTATAAACTGTTTTTAAATGACCGCACATTAGTCGCCAAGTACCTGAAAGACCTGCGCTACCAATATTTTGATAGTATTCGTCAGCAGGGTATCTATTAGACCCAGAATTATTTACTCTTAAATTAGAACCCGAAGTAGTATCTCCTTGGGTCAAATGGTATGCAGAGTTTGCGGCTAATGCACCTAAGAAGTAAGTACCAACAGC